CTGGTGATACATATTCAGCTGGAACAACAGGTGGAGAAGCAACACACAAACTTACATGGAATGAGATGCCAAAACACAATCATGGTGTAAGTGGTGGAACTTATGGAGGAACTGGAGTGTCTTATGCAGGAGGCTCTGGCATATCTGTACCTAACCCTACATCTGCTATTACTATAGGAAATGCAGGTAATGATCAACCACACAACAATATGCCACCATATTTAACAGTATATGGATATAAAAAAATTGCTTAACAACAAGTAAAAATGAAAGTAAATAAATTAAAAAATAAGTTAAAAAGTGAAGATATAGTTTATAACAATAACACAGTAAAAGAAGAGCTAGATAACATGCAAAATAAAAAAATAGACTCTTCTGGAAACAATTATATAAAATATAGCGATGGTACTTTAATAATATATGGTAAAACACAAAAATTTTCAATCAACCCTAATTACTATTATGACATTGAAATAACGCCTCCAATACCATTTAATGTGTCTATAGTTGCTCCAATAATATCTGTAAGTATGCGAACGTCAGGAGCAAGTTGGGGAAAAGTCGTTTTAAAATCAACGTATAATAATAGTACTGGAAAGATAATTATAAATACCTGGAACAATAATACAAGTACAGCAGAAGATATCGAAGTTGGATATATCGCTATAGGTAAATGGAAATAAGAAAGGAGCTTAGTTATGCAAGAATTCATAACTAATACATCAAACAATCCTATTATAAAGATATTTGTAATAGCACTGTTGTTTGATGTTTTTTTAGGCTCATTAAGGGCCATTAAAGAAAGAAATTGGAATTCTACAATTGGCATAAATGGAATGCTACGCAAAGCAGGTATGGTTGGAAGTATTGTGTTTTTAGCACTGGCAGATAATGTTATACAATTCAACCTTATAGCATGGGTTCCAGAAGCAATCAGAACAGCAATTAGTTTAAACACCGTTGGTATATGTGATTTATTTGGAATCATGTTTATATTATATGAACTAACAAGCGTAGTTAAAAATGCTGCAATTGTTGGAATTATAGGTAAAAAATTAAGTACAAAATTGCAAAATTGGCTTAAAAAGATGACATCTGAATTAGATGGAAAATTAGATGATAAAGATAAAAAGTGAGGTAGTATTATGAAGAAAGGAATCGATGTTTGGGAAGGAAACAATATTGATTGGAACTGTGTAGAAACAGATTTTGCAATATTAAAATTAGGTTATATTGGTAATAACGAGAATAAAAAAGATTCTAAATTCGAACAAAATTATAATGAATGTAAAAGACGTGGTATCCCAATTGGTGTGTACGTATACAATTATGTTAAAAGTATTGATAGAGCACAAACATGTGCTGAATGGGTTGTAAATCAATTACAAGGCAAAAACTTTGAGTTACCAATATACATTGACATGGAAGAAACCAAAATCGCTTATTTAGGCAAAGATTACTTAACGAGTATATGTATAGCATTCAATACCATAATAGAAAATGCAGGATTTAAAGCTGGAGTATACGCAAATCGCAATTGGTTCGATAATTATCTAAACAAAGAGACGCTAAAAGAAAAATACAATACATGGATTGCACATTATGGTGTCAAAATAGATAAATACGAAGGAGAATATAATATATTGCAATATTCTGAAAGTGGCAAGCTACAGGGTATATCTGGAGAAGTTGACCTTAATGTAATGTATGATGATCTTCCAACACCTAAGCCACAAGAATATACTTTTAAGCAATTCGTTACTGATATTCAAATAGCATGTGGGCTTACTGGTAAACATGTAGATGGAATACCTGGTCCAGAAACATTAAATCATACAATAACAGTCTCAACATCAACAAATAAATTTCATAGTATTGTAACACCTCTCGAAAGATATTTAAAACAATTAGGTTATTATAATGGAGAAATAGAAGAAGACTTTGGAAAAACTCCTATATTTGGATATGGAATGAAAGAAGCTGTAATGAAATTTCAACAAGCAAATAATCTAAAAGTTGTTGATGGAATAATAACAGCCCATGCAAATACATGGAAAAAGTTACTAAATCTGATGTAACGCACTACTAAAAGTTGACTAAAGTGGAACTTAGTGGTACAATAAGACTTAACAAAAGTTATTAACTTCTAACAAATCTTAATAATGTTACAACAATATTACAAAAATATTATATTATTATTACAGAAGTTATAGTTATTGACACTAAAGAATATTATATATAAAATGAGTAAAAATAAAGAGGACAGGGTTAATCCCTGTCCGGTATGAGCATTGATATTACTCATTTTCGTTATTTGACTTGGAATTGTTTTTGACTGGGACAATTTCAAGTCTTTTTTTATTATCTTGATATTTTACCTTGTACATACATATAGCACAAACAATTACAAGAACAATAAGTACAAGACCAACTATTCCAAAACCTAAAAAGGCTAAAAACACGTCCACTTGATGTCCTCCTTTCGGATGCAATATTTCTAAGTACGAACTTAGATGCATCATTTTAACAGCGTTTAAGCTGTATTTAGCAGGCATAAACACTGCTAAAGTATGCATCAAAGTTCCCCCAGAGAACATCGAATCAAATAACTAAACGAATTGTATCAAACCTAAAAATTATAATCAATATATTTTGTCAAAAAATGAAAATAAAAAAATAGCCAGCTTGTTGAAAACTGGCTAAATAGTAACTTTAAATATTTCTGTACTCTAAATTTAAATATTACTTATTAAACAGTATATATTAACTGATAAATGTATGTCAATAAATTTTTTATATCCGACACAATTCGACACCAAATAGGCTCAAAATATTGTATAATGATCTAAAGAAGGTGATTATATGAGTATAGATATGCTTATTGTACGCAACAGGGCAAAACTAGAAAAGTTAATCACGGAAGAAAAAAATTATAAAAAAATACTAAAGCAAAGTCAAAAATTAGACAAGCTCCTAAACAAAAAGGCTAGTATAAACTAGCCTTTTTGTATAATTATTTCTTTTTTAAAGTTTTTATCAAATTTTACATTATTTAATATAACTTTGTAATTTTTTCTCATATATATATATTTATTCAGTTTTCTTTATTAGACCAATTCCACTTGATCCTAAAACAATACCACCAGCAATTGAACAATATACAAATATTGTATGACTAGAATTAGGTTTCCCATTGATATATGGCTCATTAAAACCATCATAGAAAACATTATTTTTTTCTGAAGTAATCATTTCAATATTAATATAATTATAAGCTGCAAATCCAAAACAGGCGATAGATAGAAGTATTAATATAATCCCTATTACTTTTTTCATAAAAAACACCTCCAATTTTCTTAGTTTCCCTTATATATATTATACCACAAAAATAGATGATTCTTTGTCGAATTTTGTCGAACGATTTATTATTTTAATTGCTTAACATAATTGAGAAAAGGACAAAAAAATGGTATAATTAAGTAATGGCTAGAAGAAGGGAGGGGAGTATATGTATTATTTGAACGATAAGCATTCTCAGTATGAATATGTGCTATATGTACGAGTAGGACAGGCAAAACCATATTTAGCAAGAACTTTTGATAGTATAGATGATGTTTTAAGACATACGAAGCAGATAGAGAAGAGGCATAATCATTATAGACAAATATTTTATATTGATAATGATTTTTATGAGAATCAGTATAATCAAAATTTGAATGGTACATATTACAAATATTTAAGAAGACCTGTATTTGACTGGGAAGAATTTGAAACAAAAGAAAATGACTTAAAGCTAGCCAAAATAATACATTTATACAATTAAGACCAAAATTAGTCAAAAAAGTCAAAAAATAATTGACAAACAAAAGAATAATTGATATATTAATTACAGATGGATTCTGTATATATAGCGGTAGAAGATGTAGGGGGAACACGGGTACTTCTACATATAAAGCAATATATAACATTGCACAAAATCAAAGAGTACCGCAAAGTTAATAATATCAATAATTACAATACAGAGTCAAAAAAGGCTCTGTATTTTTTTATTTGAAAAGGAGGGGAAAACATTGAGTGTATTCTATGTAAATCTTGAAAAAGAGCGAATTATACATAAGGAAAACAAAAGCGATGTAGCCAAACTTATTAAAACAAACTATAAAAGTTTAGCAAAGAAAATGAATGGAATTTCAAAATGGACAATAGATGATATAGAGACACTATGCAATCACTACGACAAAGACTACTATTACTTATTTGATACAGCAGTTTTAGAAGGAGAGCAGCATGAAGAGATGGTCAATACTTAATAATTTAGATTATTGCTATTTCTGTGAAAGACCAAAAGAAGCGGAATGTACACATGAAGTATTTTTTGGAATAAACAGACAGACAAGTATAAAGAATGGTTTCTGTGTGGGACTTTGTCATTTCCATCACAATCTTGGAAAGACACAATCAGTACACGAAAATCATGATATGGATTTAGAGCTAAAAAGATTATACCAATCAGAGTATGAGAAAGAGCATACAAGAGCAGAATTCATTAAACTTATTGGCAAGTCTTATCTATAATCCAGAGGAGGAATACAAATGAACTATGTTATAGAGCTGAACTTATTTGATGAATTTTTAAAGAACCATCAGTTATCAACAGGTCAAATAGCATTATGGTATGCATTAATGCAGATAAGCAATAAGAATTATTGGCCAGAATGGATAGATATTAAATCAAGTGATTTAGAGATTCGAACTGGGTTAGGTAGATATGGTATAAGAGACGCACGAAAGAAGCTTGAAGAATTAGGACTAATTAAGACTAAATCTAATAAAACCAAAGCAACATCGTATCATTTAATTAGCCTTACAAGTTTACAAAATACTACGCAAGATATTCAACAAGTTGAGGTAAAAAAAACGTCAGATATTACGCAATATTTTCAACAAGA